TAATGCGCCCTGTTGGATAGCGTTCATCCCAGCGTTGTTATTGAAGTCCTCTGAACCACCGTAGTTCTTATCAAACCCACCACCATTAAGCCAGCTGTCTGATTGACCTAAGAGTGTGTTATATTGTGCAGACTGTGTGGGTGTGCTAACTGTGGTGCTAGAAGACTTTTGCTTTGGGCTACCAGACTTCCAAAGTACAGCATCCTCAATCGGAAGGCCCAGTCGATGAAATTCCATCATTCTGTAAAGTGACATTAGATACCTCTTTCATCACTGTTGTATTGCAGAAGGTGTAGCCTAGGGGTTTGAGAACCTTCTCCCACCCTCTGCGGCCTGTAATGGTTGAATACTTACAGTCAAACACTGTAGTAAGCTCGTCAATGCAGGTGTTGAGGTCTTCCCATCCGGGGTCTTCACCAGCGCATAGGTATAAGTCCAGAACCTTAGCCTTAGGGTATGTAACCACACACATGATAGCTGCGTATGTCCAATCCTCTGACACTAGGCACATGGACTTATTGTTCTTGCACTCAGAGTACACGTCCCACCAATCCATCAAGTCCATACCTAGTGGGTAATCGAGGACTCTCTGAACCATAGGTTGAACATTGGGCCACCATTCGTCAATACGCTCTGGAGGCAATAGGTAGAATCTCATAAGTGTTCTCCTGTTCTTCTACCTATAGTATACTCTTTATCCAACGAAAACCCAAGTACCTGCTAGGCTATAACGATAAATACCTTCACCAGAACCGGGGTTCCATTCAGTTCCATCCGCATAAAGTATCATCCCCGGATAGACCCTAGCTGGTTCAGTATAGAAGACATCCGTTTCACCATTAGCTACTGAGTCAATAGAGGCTGACACCTCAGAGAGTTCCCTCTCAACGTACTCAAGTAGTCGCTCATAATCCTCAGGTGGAATTGAGTGCTGATATCTACGAACAGGCATCATCTACTCCCAATTGTGGCATTGCCTTCAAGTGTATAACCATTGAGTGACCATGAGCCGTCAGAATCAATCTCACACTTAAACGAGATATATCTACCGACAACCTTACAGTCAATCTTGTAGTCTACGCCAATGTTGAATGTAAATGGCCCCTTCCATGTGATAGGGTCAGACTTCAACTTCTGGTATCCAACATAGGCTGTCACTACACCATCACCAGTAAAGTGTGGGGTAACAGAAGAGATGGACTTAAAGTTGTGATCATCACCGAAATACATTGAGTTCTTCTCAATACGAGAAGTGAATGTAGTACCATCAAACGTAGACACATCACCGACAAGATACATCTTAGTGTCACTTGGGGATGCCATTAGAATGCTAAGTTTTGATGGATTGTAGTTCCTATCGTTCCATACGGTTGTGTCACTGTTCCAAGACAGTGGGTCATCCTGCCAGTTATCTGATGTCTGAGGATCGACGATACCATAGGATATGTGTGCTACCTCTGGGATGTCACGAATAGTCCAAGTATCTTCTGTCCAGTTCCAGATAAGAGCTGTATCACAGAGTCCACTTGTGCTGTTAGTCCCTACGAAGTAAATCCACATCTCAGTACGGCCATGGTCTGCAACAACCCTAGTACGTGTCGAGTAAGCCTTATCAATGGACGAGAACAGATACTCACGCATCCTATTGTCGATCACTGATTGCTTGTTCACACCGTTGTGCACATACACATCACCAGCAGTCACTACGAAGTGTTTACCTTCGAACTCAGCGACACACTCTTGAGACAGCATACCGACATCATTAAACAACTGACGGAACTGCCAAACGAATACACCACCAACGTAGCGCATCGAGTAGACAGAATCCTCTTTGTAGATGATAAACATATCCCTAAGGGGTCGACCATCTACGATAGCTCCGGGAGTATCCGCTAGGAAAGCCTTACCGGATTCACTTGTGGTGTCATTCAATGCCCAGCTCGTAGGTGCAAACCCCGGATCAGATGCATTACTCCACTGGATACTCACAGGTTCAAGCACAGAGCCTACTGTGAGGTTCATGGCGATCAGATAATTCTTATACGGACGGATGATCTTAGCTTGAAGTCCAACAGGCCACCCCGGAGCATTCTCGAAGGTTGAGCTACTGTACTCCCACACCTGAGGTACGTTTACCCCATTGTTTAGCACAGGGACTGAGTTAAGTACGCCACCATTCCAGTTATCTACTGGTGTACCAGTGTAGGCACCACCTGTAGTCCTAGAGATGTCTACGTGAGATGAACCCTCTGTACGATAGATCGCATCAAGAGTGGGATACACCCAAAACAATACACCAGATCGGATAACCGTTAGGAGGTAGTATGGGTCTCCACTAGGAGTACCAAACGTCTGTGCATACCCCTGAGTCTTAGATACCTTACCGCCCTTGAACGATACGTTGATTACATCATTCCATACGTTATCTGGAACATCGGTAGGATCAAGCGACTTGTTGACACCTACCGGGTTCTTAATCTCTTGTCTGATCCAATCGGAAGGCATTGGGATATCCCTTATAGTTTAACGATGATAGCCAGAGCGTAGTACGGAGGAAGCAAGGTTACTTCTGAGAGAGACGATGTTACTCCGTGGGTGTGAGTCTGATTACCACCAGTAGCACGAGTTGTTGCCAAAGCACCAGCACCGTTAGCTGTAGTAACGTATGCACCGGGGGTGTTGTTACTACCAGCAGACTTATCCAGAAGGTGGGTGTGTGATGGAATCTGATCAATTGTCAGTGCAGTAGGTGTTACTGCTACGGCCAACGTGTGGTTGTGTGTAGTGGAGCCACCAGATGTACCACTAGGGTTAGCCCCAGTGTCACCAGTAGAACCCATAATGAATTTAGACCGTAGGTCAGGTACTGGAGTACCATTAGTCAGATTCCCAACACCATTACAGATTTGCCAACCAGCAGGGATTTGAGCCTGAGTGCCAACAAAGAATGTACACATCCCAGTGAAGTTAATCACACCGGGGATACCAATAGCATTGATCTGATCTTGTGTTACTGTAACCGCACCAGTGATATTAGGGAACGTGTTACGGATAGAACTCTTAATCAACCGGATGTGGTCATCACCTTGTGATTTACCATCAGTGCCAGTTGGGTTTGTAGGGACTAGCCCATTAATATAGGTTGTAGCTTCAAGGCCCATTCTGTTTATCCCTCTTGTCTAGAATAGATTCTAGTTCAGTTCTAGTGATGTACTTCTCAGTGATTCTGGCCATTTGAATCTGCACATCGATCAGAGTCCTTCGAAGCTCTTTCTGAGTTATGGTGTTCTCAGAGACAGCACTCTTTATACCCTGTAGGTCAGACCAAGAGGTAGCCATTACGGCAATGCTGGAAACAGCTAATGCTGATAGAATCCCTGCGAATACATCAATAAGTCTCTGCTTCCAGCTCTGCATATCATTTAGCCTCTGCTACCACACAATTCTGAGCGCCTGCCCCCTTGATCCATACAGCAGAGCTTGGGGGACAACTGAATTCGAAGTGTCCATTTTGAGGGATTGTAAAGTAGTCAGTAGCTGCTGGAGCTGTGTCACCGCCAAGTGCTACAGACAAAAGACCAGCAACTGGATTATAGATAGCTAGGTACGATCGACCAAGCGTAATGGGCAACGCCTTGATCGCTGTAGAAGTTACAGCAATACCGGTTGTCTTAATGTATGGAGCACGAGCTGTCATGATGACATTCCTCATATATTGATTATGGGGTTTTCATTACCGACCCATCTGATGCTACAGCATAAAACTCTGAAACTCCATAACTAAGTTTAGATACAGATGTCCAAGGCTGTGTACCGGGAGTTGAAGCTTCAACCCAATTTATACCATCTACTGAATACACAGCAGAACCATCTGATGCTACAGCAACAATAATGTTTGTTCCTGAGAAAGCATCCTCTGTTGAAGACACACCTACAAACGGAGCCGATATTGGAGATGTTCTTGATGTCCAGTTAATTCCATCTGGACTAGTCATTATGTCTCCATTTGATGCAACAGCTATAGCAAGATTAGATGTATTTGAGTAGCATACACTAGTCCAAGGTGATGCAGAGGCTGCTGTCCTAGATGTCCAAGTTATACCATCTGAACTAGTCATTACATCTCCATTAGACGCTACAGCAACATACGTCGAATAGAAGCAATGACTTACTGATGTCCAAGGTGATGCAGAGGCTGCTGTCCTTGTAGTCCAACTATCTGTATCTTCACTTGTCATTACAGACCCATCACTACCTACGACTACAACTATATCTTCGTAATTATAGTTTCTAGCTATGCTCGTCCAACTTCCAGATGTAGATGGTGTCTTAGAAGACCAAGATGTGTAATCACTAGATGCACAAGCCATCAGCTCTCCACCTGTAGCACAGGCGAGGAATACATTGCCAGATGAACTTGTGTAGACCATCTCAACACAAGACCATGCACTTGAGGTAGGTACGGTCAGTGACTCATACCCACCACCCTCTGTATATAGGAATGCTTCACCGTCTGATCCAACACCTACGAACCCAACGCCTTCACTTCCATCGCCACCACATACACTAGTCCAAACTCCAGTTGATATACTTCCAGATTCTATATTCCATATCCTTCCAACTGTAGCAGGAAAGACTAGAGACTGAATGGCTAATATTCCGGGTATCATCATTAGGAGGCATCCAATAATCCAAATATCTTCCAAGTGTCACTACTACCTTTCTTGATTATAGTGGCAAATGAATTTGGAAGAGACATTGAAATAGCACCAAATATACCGTATGATGGACTTTGTATTACAGTATCACCTTCTGGCAGGAAGATAACTTCTCTACCTACTTCATCGACAGTAAAGTGAATCTTACAATTGTCTGGCCAACTCTCAACAAGAGTGTCATCAATTGATACGCTACAATCGCTGGTAAACTCTAGGATTTTATTTATGTGTGACAAACCTAGGGTCAACGTAGATGTACTTATAGTTACAAATCCAAGGTAAGCCTCTGAGGCAGAAGCACTAGCATTAGATTCTGACGTTGCAGCATTAGTCTCAGAGGTTGCAGCATTAGCTTCACTTGTAGCGGCAGCCGAGGCAGAAGCACTAGCATTAGACTCAGAGGTTGCAGCATTAGCTTCACTTGTAGCAGCAGCCGAGGCAGAAGCAGCAGCATTTGTCTCAGAGTTTGCAGCATTAGTAGCACTTTCCCCTGCATCTAGAGAGCTATAGAAGGCATTTTCTTCACTAGAGCCAGCATCCGCTTCTGATGAAGCAGCATTAGCTTCACTTACAGCAGCAGCTGAGGCAGAAGAGCTAGCGGCACTTGCGGATGTACTTGCAGCACTAGCTGATGTACTTGCAGCACTAGCGCTTGAAGCTGATGCGCTTGCACTTGAGGCTGAATCACTAGCACTAGAAGCAGAGGCTGTAGCACTTTCCTCAGCATCGGACAAACTTGATGCAGCAGCTGAGGCAGAAGCACTAGCATTCGATGCAGATGTGCTTGCAGCACTAGCACTAGAAGCAGCAGCTGAGGCAGAAGCACTAGCATTAGACTCGGATGTTGCAGCAGATGATGCAGAAGCACTAGCGTTAGACTCAGATATTGCAGCATTAGATTCAGCAGTCTCAGCAGCAGTCTCTGATGCAGCAGCATTGGCTTCACTTGTTGCAGCAGCCGTAGCACTATCCTCAGCATCTGATACCGCAGTTGCAAGAGTACCTAGGTCTGTGACAATAGCCTCAGCCTCTACAACACTTGCAGCAGCGTCTGTAGCGCTTGTAGCAGCATTAGTAGCACTTGTGGATGCAGCCGAAGCAGAAGCACTAGCGTTACTAGCGCTCGTGGCAGCAGCACCAGCATTTGTCGAAGCGGATGATGCAGAAGATGCAGCACCAGACTGACTAGAGGCAGCAGCTATGGCAGAAGCATTAGCGGCTACAGCAGAAGCATTAGCATTACTTGCGGATGTATTTGCAGCACTAGCACTTGAGGAAGCAGCCGAGGCAGAAGCACTAGCGTTAGTCTCAGAGGTTTCAGCATTAGTTTCTGATGTCTCAGCATCACTAGCACTTGAAGCAGAAGCTACAGCACTAGCCTCAGCATCCGCTACAGCGGTAGCAAGAGTCCCTAGGTCAGTTATTATTGCCTCAGCCTCTACAACGCTGTCAGCAGCATCACTGGCGCTTGTAGCAGCATTGGTAGCACTAGTAGCAGCAGCCGAAGCAGAAGCACTAGCAGCATCTGCAAAGTTAGATGCACTGGTATCGCTACTGGCAGCAGCCGAAGCACTAGCCGCAGCATTAAACTCAGATACAGAAGCAGCCCCAGCAGAGGCAGCAGACAATGATTGGCTAAGTTCAGACGATACTGAACTAACCTCAGCAGCACTAGCGCTTGAGGCAGCAGCTATGGCAGAAGCATTAGCGCTATCCGCTACATCCTCAACATCGAGTACGCTTGCAGCAGCAGCCGCAGCAAACCCTTCAGCAGCCAGTGCAGCAGCTTCAGCAGCATCAGAGGATGCAGTAACTTGATCTTGTTCGGATGACTCACCAAAGAAGCTGGGAGTTCTAGTTACAATTTCGACACAGCAGTCATCAGCCATTAGGTCTCACTCCCCATCATGTCTAGATTCTTTACACGACCGTGACTATGGCCCTGATCTGATTCGTTCCCTTGAAGTTGAACACTAGCGATAGCACTATCAAACAGTGCCTTCCAATACTGTGCTTTGTTTTCATCTTGCAGGAACATATAGGTGAAGTACAATCCACCGAAGAGATACACCTCTGGAGCAACCTGTAGCAGCCAGTTATCAGTCTGAGTAGTATCATTCAACCCCGGAGTGAACCGGTAGTAATGAACCTCAAAGACATCACCATCTGCTGGAGTGGTTGAGATATACCAGAAGTTCTCTTGACGTGCAAACAATTTAGGTGCATGAACATCACGGTAGATCAAGCGTTCTGTGTTTACTCGCTCCCAAGTAGCAGACTCTAGGTCATAGCGATTCTGGGAGGTGCTGTCCGCTCCAAGCCAAGAGATATTCTTTAGGCTAATGAAGTCGAACGGAATAACAATTCGTCCATCCGTAGACGAAATCAAAGCCTTCCACTCCATAGAAGGAACACGGAGAACTCGGTTTACATATGTTTCAGTAAGAGCAATAAAGTCATTCAGCTGTGGGTTTGTTAAATCATTACGTTCAGCCCACGAGAGAATACTTGTACGAAGATCACCGACAGAACTTAGAGCCATCGCCTAGGTTTCCTTCTGAGGTACGGAATTTAAGGTTGTCTCGGTCTCTGAGCAATCTAAAGAATAGTCCCGTGTGGTGTGGGTCAGTTCCAATTGCAAGCCAATCCAACCCATGACGGTTTTTCCAATCTTCCAACACAACCATAGGCACGGAGGCTATCTTATGGTTGGTAGGAGCAAACTGTGTATCGGTCTCACGATCAATAGCATTTTGTTTGAACACTTCGTCACAATCTTGAGTGTCTTTACGGACGAACAAACCAGTGTCTTTATCGTAGGAATATTCTGATTTAATATCAACAGTCATTAGAAACTCCAAATGTACAAACAAAAAGGGGCCAGCCTTGGCCAGCCCCTATACTATTAACTCAATTGCAAATCACGGATGATCGCACCAGACTTCTCGTTGTTCACACGAAGCGACCATTCGGTCAGCATCTGCCACTTATCGCTGTCACCGGTCTTAGCCAGTGGTACAGTGTTAAACGGACGGAGGTAAACGAGCGAGTTCATGATTGGGTCATACATGAACAGAGCGTCTGACTTAAACCAACGGTTGGCTACAATCTTGTACACACCGAAGTCAGACTCATAGAAGTCAACTACGGAGATAGCACGTTTGCTTGTAACGTCCTGTTGGATTTGATCGGTACGACCTTTGAATACATTCGAGATGTATTGCTTCATAGGGCCGTTGACCATGATGGTGTTAGCCTTGCCACCTTCGTTCCAGATTTTCTGAGCAGCAGTATTGACCAGAGTTTCAGTCAAAGTGCGAGCAGTACCCGGAGTACCAGTGTTGGTGCCGTCACCTAGAGGAGCAACACCAGCACCAGCACCTACGGAGCCGTTAGTGGTGTAGTACGAGAAGATGTTACCAAGAGTACCGGCTACCGAAGCAGAACGGGTTACTTTGGCTTGATACTTCCCACACAGGATGTACTCCATGTCGAGCTTAAGCTCTTTGGCTTTCTTAGCCCACTGGTACTTCGATTCTTTCGCTCGGCCATAATGGCTTACAGCGTCAGTAGTACCAGTTACCTGCAAGGTCTCGTCAGAGATTTGCATGTAGTTGTCACGCAGAGTTGTGAAGCTACCGGAGTTGATGGTAGCATCTTCGCCTTCGATCACGGCGTTATCACCGGGAGAACGAAGCTCGTCGGTTTGCCATTGGAAGATGATGTTCTTCGCCGAACCTTTACCGATGCACGACATCAAAGGAGTATCGTAGGGGTCGATGTTATAGATAACGTCGAGTACGTCTTCTTTTTTGCCCTTAGTCAGTACAGTTGAGACGGCATTAGCTGGAGTCGCCATTATTCCTTCCTTATTTCAGTGTTGGAAGTTCAAAACCAATTGCATCAAGATAGTCAGCAGTGTTGCGGAGTGAACCATCACTCTTAAATCGCGCTTCTGCTGCCTTGACACGTTTGCCTGTTGGAGCGCTTCTATCCGAACCTGAGCCGGGTTTAATCGCAGTCTGCACCTCCTTCGGCGTTCTTTTTTGGGATACTTCTTTTTGCTTCTTAAGGCTGTTGTCATATAGACGAGCCTTATTCAACAAGGCGAGTACCCGTGCATCTGATAAGGATTCAACCTCACCCTGCGAGAGACCCTGTTGAAGACCGTACTCTACCAAGTCCTTCTGTAGCTGTGGACGCTTAGCATCATCAGCCCATTCTGGAATCAGGTGTCGTACAAGTTCTGATTGCTTCTGGATATAAGCACGCTGCTTAATCTCATTGTGCTTCTGTTCAAGCTTCTGTAGAGCCGTACGCTGAACCTCTAGACGACCACGTTGGTCTATGAACTCTGCATACTGTGCTCGCTTGATAACGTACTCTTGTGGGTCGTCAGCTTTAAGACGATTCCAGTCTACGTTCTCAAACTCGTTAGTCTTAATAGCAAACTCACGACGTACATCTTCAATGTCTGCGATTGCTGCTGAGCGTTCGTTACTTGCCTCTTCTTCCCATGCAGCCTTAGCTGCTTCAAACTCAGTGGTCTGACGTACAAAGTCTTCACCACGAAGATAACCATGTTTCAGCTCTTCAAGGTTTACTTCGTAAGTGTCATCACCGATTTGTACTTCGAATAGTTTATCTGAGCCATCTTCATCTGGAGTGCTATCTTCGCCACTTCCATCAGAATCGGGATCGACTTCTTCACTATCCCCTTCGTCTTCTTCAGAATCTCCGTCTTCGACAACATCCTCCTCCTCCTCCTCCTCCTGTTCGTCATCCTCTTCATCATCAACTTCTACCACTTCCTCTTCATCTTGAGGTTCATCTTGGTAGTCATCTTCATCGAGCATGCCAAACAAATCATCGGGTAGATTATCAGCAGCATCTTGCACGGAGTAATCTTGCTCAATAATTCCAGAACTCATTATGTGTGTCTCCGGTTCAGTTCTTCTAAGTTAGCCGCTTGGGCATTCTCGAAGTCGTTTTGAGTGCAGGCCCAAGCAAACTTTAACTCTAGTTTGTCTAAGCCTTGTAGAACAGAATATAAGTTTTCTCTCTTGGCGGACTCTTCTGGTGTCGTCCTTAGCATTTCATCAACTAAGTCCTTTCGGAGAAGATCAAAGATATCATCCATGACCTTCTCGTCCAGAAGTTGTTTAGCCCGTATGGAGAGACCTACGAGGTCAACCATCGGTTATTTCCTCCGGTTAGGTACTCGCCCATCACCTAGAGATGCAGCACGCTGTTGAGACTCTTCAAGGGTATACTCAGCTTCATCACGAGCACGTTCCCAGATGAATCGTTCACGTTCGAGTTGAAGTTCAGCTTCCTTGATAGAAAGCTCACGTTCTTTAACAGCAAGTTTACGTTTCTCAATCTCAGCATCAGTACCATTCTTCTGGGACTCAAGCTGTACTCGTTGACCTTCCAGTTGAACCTTAGCGCCATTAACTTGTGCATCAGACTGTTTGGACTGAGCTTCAGCTTGTGCTTTAATATCTTCTGGGCTAGGTTTAGATTGTTGTTCCATAAGCTGCTGCTGTGCTTGTTGAGACTCAGGTGACTTAGGATCAAGCCAGAAGCGAGTAACATCACGGTAGCCAGCATTCTTAGCAAGCTCTGACAAGATGTTGTACACCTTATCGTAGTCAGTGAGGATGCCCATACCACCACCAGCGATAACCGTCTGGGTCATCTGCAACATGGAGTTGAGGTGCATCAGCTGCTGATCCTTATTGCCATTACCCAAACCTACGGTAACGACTACATCAGCATCTTCACGCCAGCTTGCTGGATTGACCTTAACGAACTTACCACGAAGGGAGAACACAAGTTCATCATCTTGGTGTCGAACAATCAATCGGTATAGTTTACGGAAGAGAACCTTAAAGCCAACCTCAGCAACAACACGAGCGATAAGTTCGATCTGTTGTTCAGCAGCAGTCATCATCTGGTTCACAGAGGTTGCTGCTTGGTTGCTGTGTAGGAAGTCAGCATCTAGACCACGAGTCTTATCCGATACCCCAGACCGTTGGTCACGAGCACGTTCGAAGTAAGACAGCATGTTGTACACATCGCCAGAGAGCTGAGGTACATCCAAAGGTTTGATCTGACCGGGAGCCTTGGTGCGTACATAGCCACCAGCAACAGAGTCTTGCAAATCCTTAAGGTTCACCATATTCTCAACAACTTCATAGCGACCATTAGTGTTCGCATAGACGTTATCAAGGATGTGCCGAAGGATTGTAGATCGTACCAATTGAATGTCTTTCAGCTTATCGTGAACACTCATACAGTAGAACTTATGTGCGATTACATAAGGAGTAATACTACAGAATGGACGCTCTTCGATTGGCTCGTTAGATACAATGTGATCACCTACAAGTACAATGCGGCGAAGCTCAGCATAACCGTCACCATCAACATCGAGGTACGGATAGCATTCGGCGACCCAAATCTTACGAGAGGCTTCTTCATCAAGGTCATCATTCCCATATGACCAGCTGCCTTGACCATCGATTGAGTCACGAGTCAAACGCTCAGGACTACCCTCAATGAAATCAAACTGGTCTTGCATAGAGGATTCGATCACATCTTCTGGTACACCCATAGCACGAAGATCAGAAACAGTCTTCTCTACTCGGTGTACACAAAGCTCAGCATCATCAACTGTACGACCATCAGAGCTAATCATGAACTCTTCTGGAGGTACGTTTACAATCTGGAACTTCCGGCACATCTTAGTGAGTTCTACTTGAAGGCGGAACTTGCCGGGGTTGACCATATCTTGAGTCTGGAGTAGAATCTCCAAACCTTCAGTGTTTTGTACTAGGTAGTCCACATCTTCTTGTGACATACCAGTATAGTGCTCATACTGCTTCTCAGGGTACTCTTCAACGAATACCTTGACGATGCCATTCTTAACCATCAGTGCATCTTGAATCCACTGGTAGGTAATGAGGAAGCCACTATTCTGTACGTTGTAGATGTAGTTAAGAAGCTCAGTGGCTTGTTGTGCCCACTCACTCTCTTCTGGACGACGAGGGGAGATTTGAACTACTTCATCAGAACCAGAGAAAGTCTTCATCAGAGAAGGCATCATCCAGTCGATTACTTCTTGTTCATCCCGAGATACAACCTTAGAGCGTCCATCTACCTCGTTGCCAAATGGCATACCAAGGTAATACTGCATAGCCTCAGCGCGTTGTCCTGCGATCTGAGAGTCGTTGAAGTTTACTACCTCGTCGACACGCTCACGGAGAATAGTGACAATCTCATCATCCGTCAGGGGCTTCTTCTTAACGCCTTTCTCTTTATACTTAGCCATTAATAGTTATCCCTATTTGTAGCCCCTCCGGGCTTCTTAATGGCCTCCTTGACGCTATTAATTATTTCATCAACAGTGGATTTAGCTTTAGCTGCACTCTTCTTCTTGGCAGTCTTAGTCTTACTTTCATCGTATCCACTAGATGAAGCCCTAGCCCCAGCGTCATCACTCTTGAGCCTATCTTTATTCTTAGTGCCAACTAGAGCTTCGATCTTACCTTCAGATGGGGCCGACTCAAACTTATCTGTCCCAGAGTCCTTATTAAAGTATGCAGCACCACCGAAGACTTGATCTTTAGCTACTACGGATTTTCGTGAAGTTTTTGTCTTAGGCATTATACGATACTCTGATTTGCTCTAGGTTGAGTTCCATAGTCATTATAGGTGTTTATACCATACACTGACGCTGGGACACCAAAGCGTTGAATAGAGAGTGAGGCATATCGGACAGCAGAGATAACGTCATCCCCTTTGTCTACGATCTTGCCATCCTGACGGTGATATGTTTTAGTCTCCTGTAGGAACTTGGCACAAGTCTTAAACACCTTGAACTTACCAACCTCCATACGCATGAGCATCCAGTTGACACCAAACTCTACGTTACGACCTGAGGGCTTACCATCCGACCCAAGTGGGTTAGTGAATGGCTGTCGGACTACATTGATCCCCTGATTAGCGTACAAGTCTACGAAGAGCTTACCACTCTGAGTCTCATGCTTAAAGCAGTCATGAGGTACGATTACTGGGATACGATCCCCACCTTTAGCACGAATAGCGTTAGCATGCATAGATGTTGTCTCACCCTTGGCACTGTATTCGTCGTACAGATACACTGTGTCTGTCTCTTGGTCATATGCGACACAAGCTACAGCGTTAGGGTGGTCATACCCAAGGTCAATACCAATAACCTTTAGCCAGTGCTGAG